GTTGCCGGCATTGATAAAGCAGACTTCACTGAGAAGCAGACAGAAGAATGGATGGCATGGAAGCGAGAGACTGCTGCCCTGCATAGCGAGGAGCGCAAGCGGTTCGGCTCAGCCTTAGGCATGTGGCGGATCTATTCAATGGTTGAGGAGTACAGACAGTATGACCAGTTCTACTTCGTATACACCTGTGACTTCCGTGGCCGGATCTACCCGGTCACATCAGGACTGTCGCCTCAGGGAGCGGATTACTCTAAGGGCCTCCTAAAGTTCGCTAAGGGCAAGCCTCTTGGCCCGGACGGTGCGTGGTGGTTCAAGGTCAATGGAGCAAATCTATTCGGCTATGACAAGAAAGTATATGAGGAGCGCGTCAGATATGTGGAGCAAGAACTGCATGCAGGCATCCTCAGAGCGGCCAAGAACCCCTGCTCAGTTGAGTCTGCTAAGTTCTTCGGTGATGCAGATAAACCTCTGCAGTTCACAGCATGGTGCTTCGAGTACGCTGAGTACGTAGAGCAGGGTGACAGCTTTGTATCCCACCTGCCTGTTGGCCTAGACGGATCATGCAACGGCCTGCAGAACTTCTCTGCGTTACTTCGGGACAGAGTAGGTGGTATCGCTACTAATGTCCTACCCTCAGATGAGCCACAAGACATCTACGGAGAAGTTGCCCGGGTGTCTATCTCTAACCTGCACGCTATGCAGGGTGACAACATCCCAGTGGCACGTAAGCTGCTGGCCCTAGGCATTGACCGCAGTACAACCAAGCGACCAGTGATGACGCTCCCATACGGTCTGACTAAGCACTCAGCTGGTGGCTACATAGCTCTATGGCTACGTAGTACTCACGCTCATAGGTATCCTTCCTTCAGTGAGTTCAATACTGCTAGGAACGTGCTGAATGATGTCGTGTGGAATTCCATTGGATTAGTAGTTAAGGCTGCCCGGGAAGGTATGGACTGGCTGCAGACAGTAGCTTCTGTTGCTGGCAAGGAAGGCAAGGCTTTAACATGGCGTACTCCTACAGGCTTTCTCGTCCATCAGGAGGATGTTAGAAGTAAGGTGCATAGGGTAGACAGTGCTCTAGCTGGTAGCCGCATTCAGTACACTATCAGGGAGTACACAGACAAGATTGATGTGTCTGCCCTGAAGGATGGCTCAGCACCTAATTACATTCACAGCCTAGATGCCAGCCACCTAGTAAAAACTGTACTTGAGACTACAGGTATTGATAGCTTCCAGATGATCCACGATGACTTCGGTTGCCATGCCTGTGACATACCTGAGTTACATAGAGCGATCCGTGTAGCATTCGTTAGGATGTACCGGGACATAGACCTACTTGATAAGTTCAGACGCGGGATACAGGAGCAGCTAGAGAAAGAGCTACCCCCGCCCCCTGAGCTGGGCGATATGGACATTAACGAGGTGCTGGACTCGGAGTATTTCTTCGGGTAATCCAGCCCTATTTTATTAACCCCTCACTGTTGGAGAGAACAATGAAATCTGTTATGAACTTCCTGTACTCAGTGCTTGCAACCGTCCTCGGAATGCACACAAACACTGGTAACTCAAAAGGCTTTAAGCCTGCAACTTATTCACACGATTCTGGCAATAGAAAAGAGCCTTATATACGCGATAGTGAACAAGGAGAAACCCCAGTAGAAAAGACAGTACCCCCTGAAGACAGACCAGTCTACAGAGTCTATTCTAAAGAGCACGTAGATGCCTTAAAGAAAATCTTCCCTCATAAACGATGGAATAAAGACTCAAGTATTGCAGATTTAGCATTCAGTGCAGGACAGCAGAGTATTATTGATAGTATAGAATCGCGATTGAAGGCAGAAGGAATTAAATCTCATGTACTTCAGTGATTACAAACTAGGGGATTCCTTTAGTGTAGCACCAGACAAAGATCTAAGTATGGTAAGTGAGTACGAAAGTAGCTCAGAGTTTTACCTTAGGAGCTTCTACTCAGAAGAAGCAGATCTTCCGTTTGCTGTAGCTATGGTATCCTCTCTTGGAGAGATAGGTTTATTAGGCAGTATCCCTACAGGGAATGCTAAAGAGTTTTATACCCTGCTTGTAGTTTTCTGTGCAGAGGCATTTGCCTTCGCAGGAACTCCTGCTCTTTACACAGGCTTTGATCCTAATGCGCGAGACACTCGCTGGAAGAGGTTCTTAGGTATGCAAGTAACAGAGGAGCAGTGGCCGGAACATACAGAGAGGGGCTTGGTAACACACCATTTCCCATTAACTAATTGGGTGAGGTGATTTATGAGTTCAGCATGGAAATCAATTAAAAAGGGTGCAAGCTCTCTAGCTAGCAAGACTAAAGGTGCTCTAAAGGGCGACCTTGGCGATATAGTGGAGATAGGATCTCTTGGCCTGGCCTCTCAGGTTAATGCCGCTGGTAAGCAAGCCAAAAAAATCCTCCCAGAAATGCCGGACATTGACATTCCTGAGGCCCCACCCGCACCGGGGGCAACGCCGGGAACAGTTGGAACACAGTCAGCTAACGTAGATCTCAGTGCAACAGAAGGGCGGCGCAGAACCTCAGGGTCTGCTAAAGGCTCTCGTAAACTCCGTGTTCCGCTTGGCGGCCTCGGTCGATAGGAGCTAACATGAAAGAGACAGTCCAACAGATGTACAATGAGTTAGCGGGGAAGCGCAGTATGGTAGAAACCCGCATCGAGCGGTACGCCGGCTGGACTATCCCCTCTCTCTTCCCCCTTGAGGGCACGAATGAATCAGAAGAGCTGCAGCTAGACTATCAATCCTTCGGCGCACAAGCAGTGAACCACCTTAGCAACAAGCTGATGATGGGCCTGTTCAGTGCTTCCCGGCCATTCTTTCGGCTTGATGCCAGCAAAGAAATCAGAGCTGAGATAGAAGCCTCTGGCGTACCAGCAGAAGAGCTGGACATTGCCCTGCAGAATGCCGAGAAAGAATCCGTTAAGGAGCTCTCTCGTATGGGTGCCCGAGATCCGCTAACCGAGATGCTTAAGCAGCTAATCGTAGTTGGTGACTCTCTCCTGTTCATTCCTCCAGAGGAAGACCAAAAACTACAGGTGTACTCCTTGAGGAACTACGTGATTAAGCGTAACCTGTCAGGAGATCTTGTTAAGATTATCACCTGTGACGCTAAAAAGTTTGAGTACCTCCCGGATAAAACAAAGGAAGAGCTACTCGATAAGCGGCCCTTTATGAAAGATACGGATGAAGTTAAGCTCTACACATACATCCGATGGGACTCCGACAGAAAGAAATACATCCTTACTCAGCACGTAGACGAGGTTGATCTAGGTGGACAAGAGGGCGTGTACACTATCAAGAACCTGCCGTTCATCTCTGTCACATGGAAACTTATTCGTGGTGAAGACTATGGCCGTGGCCTTGTAGAAGACTATGCTGGCGACTTCCATTCTATGTCCAACACTGAGCGGGTAATCAATGAGCTCATGGGCCTGATCTCTCAGGTTAAGGGCCTTGTTAATCCCGGTGGTGTTACTGACGTAAACGAACTGAACCGTACTCCCAATGGCCAATGGTGTTCTGGTCGAGAGGAAGACATTGCACTGATGTCATTTGATAAGATGCGGGACATTGCAGGACTGCAGCAGTACCTAGACAAGAAAGAGCAGCGTCTATCCCGAGCCTTCTTGATGGACTCGAACCAAGTCCGTAATGCTGAGCGAGTAACCGCAGAAGAGATCAGACTGATTGCCCGCGACCTAGAGACAGCTCTTGGTGGTGTGTACACTCGACTTGCTCAAACTCTGCAGCTACCTATCGCAGCACGGTTAATGATTCGGATTGGCCTTGAGATCTCAGGTAACGAGATTGAGCCCATTATCATTACTGGCCTTGATGCCTTATCTCGATCAGGAGATCTAGAGTCATGGAGAATGTTCGTCAATGATGCGTCTGCACTAGATGCCCTGTCACCAGAGACTCGACAGTACCTGAACGAAGGGCGCCTCCTTAAACACCTTGCGTCTAACAACAGCCTAGATCAGTCTATGGCATTCAAGACACCAGAAGAACTACAGGCTATGCAGCAAGAGCGGCAACAGCAACAGCAGGCCGCTGCAGAGGAAGAGGCTGCAATTAAGTCAGCACCTCAAGTAGCCAAAAACCAATCAGGAGCATAGATGAGTCTAAGTGAAGCAGTACCAGCGAATACCAATGAGATGCCAGCAGCACCCGCCCCGGATACTGCACCAGTAGCTGAGCCTGTAGTAGCACCAGTTGCTCCTGCAGAGGCTCCTGCCCCAGCTGCAGTGCCTGAGGTGAAGCTACCTGAGCCTCCTGAAGTAGAGGCTTCTAAGGAAGCAGACGACGATCTACCCTATGAGCCTAGTGGCAATGAGTACATTGATAGTGTGCTCTATCAGCTGCATGAGGGCGGAGTAGACTTTACTCAGGCGTTCGGTAAATTCTCTGAAACTGGAGAAGAGGCCGACATTAATGTTGAGTACATGGAGTCCATTCTGGGCCGTGCTGCTACTCATGGCTTGATAGCTGGTGTTAAGGCAGAGAATCTAAAAATGGAAGGCGATGCAGCTAAACTTGCAGAGTCTATACACACTGCCTCTGGCAGTAAAGAGATGTGGGATGGCGTCTGCGAATGGATCGCGTCTGGTACATCAGGACTGAGCAAAGAAGGCTGGTCACAGTATAACGATATGCTGATGGCCGGTGGCGTTCAATCTGAACTAGCAGCAAAGGAGCTCTCAAAGATGTACCAGAATTCCCCCGGATTCACCCAGCCCGCCGCCATGGTGGAAGGTGATGCAACGGCTCAAGCTACAGGCATTGTGCCAATTTCCCGCCGCAATTATGCAGCGGAGTTAGATAAAGTCATCCGTACTAACGGTGAAAATAGTCCCGAAGCTCAATTACTACATAAAAGGCGTGAAGCAGGAATGCGGAACGGTCAGTAATTTATTTGTGGAACTAAGAAGATAATAAATTAGGAGAACACTATGTCATACCCTACCGATTCTACTGGCCTGTCACGTTCAGGCCTTGAACTTGCCGCAGTCGGCTCAGCAACAACTGTACAACCCTTGCACATCGAACAGTACGGTGGAATGGTTGAAGGTACGTTTGCTAAGCAATCCTTCATGCGCTCTTATGTAATGATTAAGCCCATTCGTGGCACCGATACCGTAACTAACGACCGCGTTGGTCAGGCTACTCTGCAGAAAGTCACCCCGGGCGTTCGCCCTGCGGCTTCTGTTGCCCAGTTTGACAACGTGAAAGTGAAGGTTAACGTACTACACTAAGTACATCAGCCGTTCATTGCAGTAATGCAGTGAGTTAATCTGTGTGAACTCAGGAGATACCCAGACCGGGCAATCCTGAGCTAAGTTACAGCATCTAATGGAGCATTTATGCAAGCCATGCAAGTACACCCGCAATACCCTACACATATGATCTCCCCAGACGGAAAAGTTTGGGGGATAAAAAGAGAGTTCTGGCTATCCCATAAGGTAACACCTAACGGATACTGCCAGT